GACCAGAAGAATGAACCCAGTCTAATAGCTAAGCATGTGGGACATAGTAATCTAAATCAGTTAATTAGATACACTCAGAATAAACAAGCTGACAAATTATTTGATATTGATATATAATTTATGTTAACATATATTATATGCCAATACATAGAGGAAGTGATTCTAAAGGACCTTATTATCAATGGGGTAATCAAAAAAAGTATTATTACCTTCCTAATAATCCTAGATCTAGAACAATAGCCTATAATAAAGCTGTCAAACAAGCACAGGCAATTTATTCTCATGGTTATTCATCTAAGAGATAATTCTTCATTATCCCAATTTTGATCATGCCAATGGCATTTTTTAATAATTTTTGGATGTACTTCTGATCTATTAGTACATCCTCCTACTTCACAATAAGGTTGTATTATTGTTATACATTCCGGGCAACACGGATACATCTTATGTTTTTTATATTTTTTACCATTAATAGAAGAATTATGAAATAAAAAATAAGTAAATAGATATTCATCTTTCTTTGGATCATCATAATAAAAATGACCTACTATAGTACCTTGTTTCCCACATACTATACAAGTTTCCATTATATATTAACATCATACTTTAATCTATCAATAATTTTCGGAGCTTAGAATTAATTTTGACATGAGCTTGATGATATTGTGTTCTCTTATGATGAGTACTTGATGACCTAATATAAGATTTCCCGCATATATCACATTCTAGCCGATCTTTTGGGTTAACCTTAACATCTTTTATAGGACGACCAGCTTTTCTTTTTTCTTCGATACTATGCTTATATATAGCTTTCCCGACTGGCTTTTGAGAATAATTAAATTCTTCCTTGTTAAGATTAAATATCGGTTTAGTTTCCTTCATCGATTTTTGTAGTTCTTTTGTTTCCATTAAATATATATCACATTTTAAAATGTTTTTTATACATATTTGCCCTACCAAATTTAATAAAAATAGCTATAATATAATATTATGTTTAGCTTGACTCATGGTCGAATGATAGCAAAAACTAATAACAGGCCAGTAGATGTTCTTTCAATTGTTGATCCTGATAAGTTTCCAGTAGCAAAGATAACTCCTAAAAGAGGAGGAAAACAAACAAAGAAGAAAATATTAAAGAAAAAGAAACCAATGTATAGAGTATGTGGTGGAAAACATACATGCTGTAAATATTGTCATGAAGAATATTGTATAGATGAACCATGTTGTGATCAATGTGGAGTTTATTATGATATAATTCAATCTAGTAGCGAATCGGACTCAGGATCAGAACCTGAAGAAGAGAATCCAACTGTTTTAGGAAGAGAATACACACCAAGAGGAGGAAAACTAATACCGTTACCAAATTTCGATGAAAGGTTTGTTGAATATATTTCAGGACCCTCAGGAAGTGGAAAATCAACTCTTGCTTCTCAGATAGGTCAACAATTCAAAAATATGTATCCACATAAACCTATTTATATATTTAGTAGAACTGAATCAGATAAAGATCCAGCATTTAAAAATTTAAATCCGATTCAAATAGAGATAGATGAAAGTCTAATTGATAACCCATTAGATATAACAAAAGAGGTAACAGAAGGTGGTTGTTTAATGATATTTGATGACTGTAACACAATACATAATGATAAAATAAAGAAAGAGATTGATAAATTAATGTCAGATGCAATGGAAGTAGGAAGAAAACTTAATTGTAATATCATTATAACGAATCATCTTGTTGTTCCTAATGAAAAGAAATTTGCTAGAACAATGTTAAATGAAATGAATATGTTAACTATCTTTCCTAAATCTGGTTCAGCTCAACAAATTAAATATGCATTAAAAACATACTATGGTTTAAATAATAAACAAATTGAAAAAATATTAGCATCACCGGGACGATGGGTAAGAATAAGTAAAAATTATCCTCAATATGTCCTTCATGAACAAGGAGCGTATATACTCTAATCTAATAATATAACTATGATTGATAGTAATATTATTAAACAATATGAGAATATTGCATTATCTGATAAGCATTTATTTAAATTATTAGATGGGAAGAATAATTTAGTTTTATATCCTGACCTTCTCAAGTATGATAATATTGATCAAGTATTAGGAAAATATGGAATATGTACTTTATTATTCGAAGCTAAGAAGAATTATGGTCATTGGTGTTGTTTATGGAAATTAAATCCAGATACAGTTAGTTTCTTTAATTCTTATGGAGGATATCCAGATGATTCCCTAGAATATATTCCTGAACATTTTGCTAAGGTATCAAATCAAGACCGTCCCTATTTATCATTATTACTTGAAAAATCTCCCTATAATCTGACATATAATGAACATGAATATCAGAAGAAAGGAAGTGATATTAAAACTTGTGGCCGTCATGTTTGTGTAAGATTAATATGTAGAAAGTTAACAGATAAACAATATTATGATTATGTTAAGCACTTTACTAAAAAATATGATATTAATCCAGATGAGTTTGTTACCTTATTAACAATGGATGTGACAAAATAATTATGTTCTTGATATATATAGTATGAATCAATCAGATTATAATGAGTTACAAAAGGAGATAGAGAAACAAAGACAACTTGAATTACTTCAACGACAAATGGCTTCTCCTGGATATACCTCCCAACAACAAAGAGGAGTTCAATTACAAACGAGAATAATGTCAATTGAAAGACAAGATGATAATACTTATATTAATGTGATAATTGATCATCCTGAACCTGATTATAATGTTGGAAGAGGAGCTCCTCAGGGACCTACTGTGTTTCAAACTGAGGATCTTGCTGTACCAGCTGATTATGGAGTCACAAAGACAGAACCTATCCTAAGTAATTGTTCTGAATATTATTGTTCTGTTATTAGATTTACTATACCATTAGATGAAGTACCTTTATTAATATGTCCAATAGTTCCTAATCAAATATCTTTATTAGGATCTTCTGATCCAAACTTAACTCCATTAATTATAGGAATACAAAATGGACCAAATGGAGTTCCCGCATCATATTTTTCAACTAATATAATATTTACACCCTCTAATAATTTTCCTCCTCCTGTTCAAAATCAACCATTACAAGTAATAACACCTTATTATTATATTTTTCAATATCAAATTTTAGTCGATATGTTAAATACAGCGTTATCTACTGTATATATTTCAAGTGGATTAGCGGGATTAAATCCAGGATATTTAGCTCCTTATTTTGAATTTAATCCAGTAACAGCATTATTTTCTTTAATTGTCCCATCATTTATGTCTCAATCATTTCCATTTCCGTCAATAAAAATATTTTTTAATGAAGCATTAGCAAGTTTTTTATTTTCATTTAATATATTTGGAAATTTTCCTACAGATAATATTCATCAATTTGGGTTTGACTACTATTTCATATTAACACCATCAATTAGTAATCAATATTATCCTCCAGGAGTAACAGTTCCAGCTACTACTATTCCACCACTTACGCCAGCTACTTCATTTTATTATAAGTATACGCAGGAATATAGTGTTTTAGAATATTGGACATCATTAAGAAAAATTATAATAATATCTAATACTATTCCTGTCAAGAATGAATATGTACCCGCAACCAATAATATTTCTTCTGGTAATATTGATGTCGATCAGTCTGGTGTTAATGTATCTTATCCAATATTAACTGATTTTGTTCCTAGTATAAGTTTTTTAGCTGGGGAATCTAGATCAATAGCTTATTATGTTCCAACTAGTCAGTACAGGTTAGTAGATCTCATATCAACAAATCCTTTACAAAAAATAGATATTAAAATCTTTTGGGAAGATAGGGACGGTAATCTTTATCCTTTAGAATTATCGGTATTCCAACAAGCAAGTTTAAAATTAGGTTTCTTTAGAAAATCTCTCTATAACGGAGCTGGAACTTTAATGAAATAAAAGAGTATGAACTTTAATAAAAGTATAATATTTATTATTCATAATAAAAATAAATAATAAATATCTAGTAAGTAATATAGAATGTCATTGTCATTTCAACCTATAACACCAGTTTGTGTAAGAGATCCAGTAATGATGGTAGAAAAAATGCGTACCTATTCGGTTATGAAAAGCGGCCAACAATCAACTTGGAAACAGTGGACTACTACATCTATTTCTGGTTCTTCATTACAATTTAGTTGTCCACCTCCTAGCGGTTCAGTAGTTGTAAATAGAAAATGTTATTTATATATGCCTGTTCGTTTATTTTTTAATGGTATACCTCCAGTAGGTCAGACATTATTACAAGAAAATAGAGATGCGCCAAGAGCATTTCCAGTAAATTCATCAATAGATACATTTTCAGCAACTATTAATAATCAGTCCATGTCCATTAACATTGCTGATATTATTCATGCTTTGATGCACTATAATACTTGTAATGATTTGAAAAATGGAGATTATTCATTATCGCCATCATACCAAGATCAGAGCCAAAATTATGGTGATTTATTTAATACTGTTAGGTCTCCTTTATTCAATTATGGAGATGCTAATGCTGGAGATCAAACAAATAGAGGAGCATGGCCATTCACAATTATTGCTAACCCCGTTTCAGGTGGTGTTCTTCCTGTACAAGCAATAGTTGATGTAGCATTCACTGAACCAATTTTCTTACCACCATTTTATTTTGGAGAAAAGAATGGATGTGGTTTTTATAATGTTAATACTATGGATTTTAATATCACCATGTTAGCTCAAGCAGCAAATAGAATGTGGTCACATGATGATATTGGAGGAACTAATGTTATTACATCGGCTTCATTTATTTTTGGAGGATTAACTAATGGTCCTGCTAGTTCATCATTCCCTCAAAATCAAGGAAATCAACCTACAATGTTAATACAATATGTTACACCACAAGAAACTCAAGTAATTCCAAATAATGTAGCTATTACTTATCCATATTTTGATGTTTTAAGATTTCCAACTGATTTAGCTGTAGCCGCACCCGGAGTACCAACAACATATAATTCAAATAATATTCAAATATCATCTATTCCTCGTCGTCTTTATATTTTTATTAGAGAACGTAACTCTGACTTATTTTCAAATCCTAGTCATACAGATACTTTCTTTCAAATAAATCAGCTTAGTATCCAATTTAAAAATAAGAATGGTTTATTAGCATCAGCTTCCATGCAAGATTTATTTAAAATTTCTAGAAAAAATCATTGTCAATTAAATTGGGTACAGTGGAGCGGTGGGCCGACACATACACCAGGATTCGCATATACTACAACATTTGGAACTATTGGTTCAGTTTTATGTCTAGAATTTGCAACAGATATAGGTTTAGATAGTTTAGAGGCACCTGGTATACTTTCTCAATCACAACTTCAAGTACAAGTTACCGCAACAAACGTATCAGGACATAACATTAACGGCACCCTTTACCTGGTACCGATTTTAGAAGGAACTTTTTGTATACAAGGATTAGGACAAGCATCAACCAATATTGGAGTATTAACACCACAAGATGTTTTAGATTGTCAACAAAGAGATTCAGTTTCATATTCTGATGTAGAAGATGTAAATGGAGGAGATTTCTGGTCTGGTTTGAAAAACTTTGGATCAAAATTATGGCCATTCATAACAAAAGCACATGATTTCATTAAAGAACATAAATTATTATCAAGAGGTTTATCAATGATCCCACATCCTGGTGCTAAAGGTTTATCGGTAGTTGCTGATACTTTAGGTTACGGAGAAGGTGATGGAGTAATGGCAGGAACCCGTCATAGAAAAGGTCACGGTGGAGTATTATTAGGAGGAGAACATTTATCAAGAACTCAAATGATGTCAAGATTAAAAAATTATTAATTTAATTCATTTAATTAAATTAATAATCACTCAAATCTAATTCAATATCATGTTCCATGATTATGTTATTCTTTTCTCTTTTATTCTTTAATTTCACTAATTTATTTTTAAAATAATATAAATAAGCTTCGGTGTTCTTATCCCTATCATCCATATCTTCAAGAATACTTATTATATACTCGTACATCCTTATTTTAGTAAACATATATTAATAGATACGATTTATTAATTTAGCTAATTGTGCTTGTGGATTATCTCGACAGTTAATACATCCTCCATAAGTTAAATCACCTCCGCATGTATCACATCCTCCGGATCCTTTGGTTCCTAATTCTTTTCTAACTATTTCTATTTCCCTTTTTATAGGATCAACTGGTACTTCAGTTGGTGTTCTTACTAAATAACCATATCTAATTGGTTTCGGTAATAATTTATGTGGTGGAGGATTCAAACCAACTTTCTGTAAGTATTTTATTGTGTGATAGTTTATCATAAATTTTAATCTATCACTTCCACGTTTAATGATAGATATTTTATCTTTATTATCTTTTGCGCTGATGGCAGTATTTATCTCTTTATTTATTTCTTCTAAATAAGATTGGTCTATTGTAAGAACAGAAGCTAATCTTTGTTTTGTATTGTCTAATTGTCTATTAATAGTAGCAGGGGATGGTCTTTTATATAATTCTAATACTAATACTAATGTGTCAAGTTCACTCTTAATTTGATAAGCCGCAGAAATATCAGATTGTAATAATGGAGCAACTAATTCAATATAATTTCTCCATTTAACTCCTTTTGTACCAATATATTGATTTCTAGAATATGAATAAATACGCTTGACCATTTTAAAAGGGGAATAAAATAAGTTACTAAAGTATAATTTTTCTACTTCTTTTATCAAATCATTAGGTACACCATGTTTTTTATTAAATACTTGATAATTACCCTTCTTATCAATCCAAGCTAAATGCCAATTATTAGTTATTTCAATAAATGTACCATTAATAAGAGCAATTTCATCTATTTTAGTCATAGTATCCATTTGAATAGCATTAAATAAAAGCATTTTTGATCCATCTTCTAATATTTTTACTCCATCTAAAATTTCTTGCGCTTTCCATCTAAGAACCCTATATTTTCTATAAATGTACTCAATAACATCATAATCATCTGAATTTAAAAAAGAAAGACTAT